CCGATCGGGTGGAGCGCCGGAAGGTGGCGGATCTCCGCCCCTACGAGGCGAACAGCCGCGTCCATTCGGAGGAGCAGATCGCCCGCCTCGCCGCCTCGATCGAGGAATGGGGCTGGACGATCCCGGTGCTGGTGGATCCCGAGGGCGGGATCATCGCCGGGCATGGCCGGGTTGAAGCCGCGAAGCGCCTCGGCCTCGCCGAGGTTCCCGTCATGGTCGCCGAGGGCTGGTCCGAGGAGCGGAAGCGCGCCTATGTGATCACCGACAACAAGCTGGCCGAGGATTCGAGCTGGGATCGATCGATCCTGGCGGACGAGCTGAAGGCGCTCGGCGCGGGAGGCTATGATCTCGGCCTGATCGGCTTCGCCGCGGACGAGCTGGACGACCTCCTTCTGCCGCGGACGCCGGGCCGGGTGGATCCGGACGAGACGCCGGAGCCCCGGCCCGACCCGGTCGCCGCGCCGGGGGATCTCTGGATCCTCGGCGAGCATCGGCTGATTTGTGGCGATTCGACCTCTGCCGAGGACGTCGCCCGGCTCTTCGGCGAGGCGCGGCCCCGCCTCATGGTGACCGACCCGCCCTATGGCGTCGACTACGACCCGGATTGGCGAAACAGGACGGAAGGCGTCGGCGGATTCGGCGACCCGGAGAAGGCGAAGGCCGGCGCCAGGTCGACCAGGGCGACCGGCAAGGTCACGAACGACCATCGCGCCGACTGGCGCGAGGCCTGGGCGCTCTTTCCTGGCGACGTCGCCTATGTCTGGCACGCCTCGCCCAAGACCGCGATCGTCGCCGAGAGCCTCGCCGCGGTTGGGCTCGAGGCGCGGGCGCTCATCGTCTGGGGCAAGAGCCGGATCGTGATCGGCCGCGGCGACTATCACCATCAGCACGAGACCTGCTGGTATGTCGTCCGGAAGGGCAAGCCGGGCGGCTGGCGCGGCGGGCGGAAGCAGTCGACGCTCTGGTCGATCGACCATCGCCGCTCGGAGACCGGGTACGGCACGCAGAAGCCGGTCGAGGCGATGCGCCGGCCGATGGCGAACAACTCGAAGCCCGGCGAGGCGGTCTACGACCCGTTTTGCGGCTCCGGCACCAGCATCATCGCCGGAGAGATGGAGGCGCGGCGCGTCCTCGCCCTCGAAATCGACCCGGTCTATTGCGACGTCATCCTGCGGCGCTGGGCCGAGTTCACCGGCCGCGAGCCGGTCCTCGAAAGCGGCGAGACCTTCGCCGTGGTCGAGGCCATGCGGAAGGCCGCGGCGTGACCGGACGACCGCCGAAGCTGGACGGGCGTAAGGCGCAGGAGGGCGGCCGGACCATCGTTCTGGAGCCGGCCTCGCGGGAGGACATGATCCGCCCGCCGAAGACCCTCGATCGGGTCGGCAAGCAGGCATGGGCGCAGGCGGTCCGCTCGCTCGCCCCGGCGCGGATCGTCTCGCATGGCGACCTCATGGCGCTCGAGATCATGTGCAAGCACTGGGCGCGCTGGCGGAAGCTCGAGGCGAAGGTCGACGAGATGAACGCCAAGGTGGATCTCGGCGGCGAGCTGACGAAAACGCCGAACGGCCATCTGCAGCTGTCGACGCTCCGGATCGCGGCCGATCGCGCGGCGAAGCAATACATGGCGATCGCCCGCGAGTTCGGGCTGACGCCGGTGGCGCGGGTGCGGACCGCCGGCACGGCGCAGGGCGACTTCTTCGTCCTCATGGACGCGAAGCCGACGAAGCCGGCGAAGGACCAGGCCGCGCCGCCGCCCCGCGACGAGACCGATCCCTATTCGGTGATGCACTGATGCTGGTCGGGCAGCACCACATCGACGCGGCCTGGGCCTATGTCGACGGCGTCCTCTCGGGCGACATCACCGCCGGCCGGCGAATTCGCCTCGCCTGCGAGCGGCACCGCCGCGACATGGCGCGCGCCACCGCCGGGCATGGCCGCTGGCGGTTCGACCATGTGAAGGCGATCAAGGCCTGCCGGTTCCTCGAGGATCTGCCGCACATCAAGGGCGAGTGGGCGTCGCGGGGCGAGCGGATCCGGCTTACGCCGTGGATGCAGTTCTTCGTCTGCTCGATCTTCGGCTGGGTCGATCGGGAGACCGGATTCCGGCGGTTCCGCCGCGCCTATCTCGAGGTCGGCCGGAAGAACGCGAAGTCGACGATCCTCGCCGGCATCAGCCTCTTCTGCCTCGGCCTCGACGGCGAGGCTGGCGCGGAGGTCTATTCGGCCGCGGCCTCGAAGGACCAGGCGCGGATCGTCTTCAACACCGCAAAGGCGATGGCGCTGCGGACGCCCCAGCTGGAGAAGCGCGCCGGGATTCAGGTCGGCGCGCACAAGATCACGCAGACGCATACCGAGAGCATCTTCGAGCCGCTGGCGGCGCAGACCCGGACGCTCGACGGGCTCAACCCGCATTGCGCGACGCTCGACGAGCTTCACGCCCACAAGAGCCGCGAAGTCTTCGACGTGATCGACTCGGGCATGGGCGCGCGCTCGCAGCCGCTCCTCCTGGCCATCACGACGTCCGGCTACGATGTCGGCGGCGTCTGCTTCGAGCAGCGCCGGGACGTCGAGCGCATGCTCGAGCGGGTTTCGGACGTCGACGAGACCGACCGGCTCTTCGGCCTGGTCTTCTGCGCGGACGAGGGCGACGATCCGGGCTCGCCGGAGACCTGGCGGAAGGCGAACCCGAACCTCGGGGTCTCGATCTCCGAGGAATACATCGCCGAGCAGTTCGCGAAGGCGAAGCGCAACCCGGCGCAGATGGGCGAGTTCAAGCGGAAACATCTCTGCATCTGGACCTCGGCCGGCGTCGCCGCCTTCGACCTCGACGGATGGGCCCGCGGCATCCGCCCGGACCTCACGCTCGCCGCCTTCAAGGATTGCGAGCGGGTGATCCTCTCGCTCGACGGCTCGAAATCGAACGACTTCTCGTCGCTGACCGCGCTCGGCTACCGCGGCCGGGATCTCCTCCTCTGGTCGGAGCATTGGGCGACGCAGGACGTGATCGACGCGCCGGGCAACGAGCATCTGCAGGGCTGGGTCGCGGAGGGCTGGCTCAACGCCTGCCCGGGCGCGCTGATCGACCAGGCGGCGTTCCGCGCCCGGATCGATGCGATCGCCAACGAGATCGCGCCCGAGGAGATCGCCTACGACCCGCAATACCTCCTCGGCATGGCGCAGGCGCTGTCGGCCGAGGGCTATCTCATGGTCGAGCAGCGCCAGAACACGCTCTCGCTCGATCCGGGCTTCCGCCAGGCGCAGGGCCTCGTCCGCGAGGCGCGGGTGCTGCACCGGGGCGACCCGGTGATGACGTGGATGGTCTCCAACACGGTCGCGCAGGCCTCGCGCTCGGGCGACCTGATCCACCCGGCGAAGATCGCGCCGCAAGAGAAGATCGACGGGGTGCAGGCCTGGCTGACCGGGATGGCGCGGTTCGACGCGCCGCCCGAGGCGCCCGAGCGCGCGCCCGAATACCAGATGATCGTCCTTTGAAGGAGGCCGGCATGAGGCGCATGCATTCGATCCTGAGCGTGAAGGCGCTCGAGGAAGAGAAGCGGATCATCCGCGGGATCGCGACGACGCCCCGCCCCGACCGGGTCGGCGACATCGTCGAGCCGCTCGGCGTCAAGTTCACGAACCCGATGCCGCTCCTTCACCAGCACCGGAATTCGGAGCCGGTCGGGACGGTCAAGTTCGACGCGCCGACCGAGGCCGGCATCACCTTCGAGGCGGAGATCCCGGTGATCGAGACGCCCGGGCCGCTCCGCGACCGGGTCGAGACCGCCTGGGGCGAGGTCAAGGCCGGGCTCGTCCGCGCCGTCTCGATCGGCTTCCGGATCCTCGAATACGCGACGATGGAGTCGGGCGGCTGGCGGATCATCGAATCCGAGGCCGTCGAGCTGAGCCTCGTCACGGTTCCCGCGAATTCGGACGCCGTGATTTCGGCGATCCGCTCCTATGACGCGGCGCTGCTCGCCGAGCGCGCCGCCGAGACTTCCGCCGCCGCTGCGAAGGGCGCGTCCGCCCCGGTTCGCATCGTCCGGCTGAATGAACCCGCCCGCGCCGGGGCTCCCTTCGAGATCAAGAACATCAGGAGGCTCGGATGAGCAACTTCGCGAAACAGATCGCCGCCTTCGAGGCGAAGCGCGCGGCGAACGCCGCCCGCATGGCGGAGATCATGGAGAAGAGCGGCGAGGAGGGCGCGACCCTCGACGCCGCGCAGCAGGAAGAATTCGACGGGCTCCAGGCGGATAACCTCGCGATCGACGGGCATCTGAACCGCCTGAAGGCGGTCGCGGCGGCGGACAAGGCCGCGGCGAAGCCGGTCGGCGACGCCAAGGGCGGCGATGCCGCCTCTCAGGCCCGCTCGGTCTCCGCGATCGTCAAGGCGCCGACGCTCGCGCCCGGCGTCGCCTTCGCCCGGCTCGCCCGGGTCAAGGGCCTCGCCCGCCTCGACGGCGCCTCGGTCCGCGAGGTCGCGAAAGACCTCTATGGCGAGGATTCGTCGGTCTACCGGCTCGTCACCAAGGCCGCGGTCGCCGCGGGCTCGAGCGCGGCGAGCAACTGGGCCGAGGATCTCGTCGGCGACGAGACCTCCGTCTATGCCGACTTCGTCGAGTTCCTCCGGCCGCAGACGATCCTCGGCCGGTTCGGCATGAACGGGATCCCGTCGCTCCGGATGATCCCGTTCCGGACGCCGCTGATCGGCCAGACCGGCGGCGGCGACGCCTACTGGGTCGGCGAGGGCAAGCCGAAGCCGCTCACCGCCTTCGACTTTTCCAGGACGACGCTCGACGAGCTGAAGGTCGCGAACATCGCGGTCGTCACCGAGGAGCTGCTCCGGAAGTCGAGCCCGAGCGCGGACATGATCGTCCGCGATGCGCTGGTCGCGGCGCTGAAGGCCCGCCTCGACACCGACTTCATCAGCCCCGCGAAGTCGGCTTCGGCGGGCGTTTCGCCGGCCTCGATCACCAACGGCGTCTCGGCGATCACCTCGAGCGGCAACGACGCCGACGCGGTCCGCGAGGACATCCGCCAGCTCTTCAACGCCTTCATCGCGGCGAACAACGCCCCGACCGCGGGCGTCTGGATCATGGCGGCGAGGACGGCGCTGGCGCTCTCGCTCATGCAGAACCCGCTCGGCCAGGCCGAGTTCCCGGGCATCTCGATGACCGGCGGCACGCTCTTCGGCCTGCCGGTGATCGTGAGCGAATACGTCCCGAGCGTCTCGGCGGGCTCCTACGTCGTCCTCGCGAACGCCTCGGACATCTACTTCGCCGACGAGGGCGGCGTCTCCGTCGACATCTCCCGCGAGGCCTCGCTCGAGATGAAGGATGCGAGCCTCACGCAGAACGCCGGCGACGGCACCGGCGTCGCGATGGTCTCGATGTTCCAGACCAACAGCGTCGCCTTCCGGGCGGAGCGGATCCTCAACTGGGCGAAGCGCCGGGCCTCTGCGGTGCAGGTGCTGGACGAGGTCAACTGGGGCGTGCCGGGTTCCTGATCCGGTCGCTGAGGGGAGGCCGGCCGCGCGAGCGGCCGGCCATCCAGGAAAGGACAGCCGATGAAGAGCCAGAGCTACATGACCCGGGCGCTCCGCTCGGCGGATCCGCGCTATGCGCGCGTCCTCGGCCGGCTCGGATATTCGCGCGCCGACCAGGTCGCGGCGGCGCCGTCCGACGAAATCGAGGCGCTGCGCCTCCTCTACGCGGCGAAGGCCGGCCGCCCGGCCGACCCGCGCTGGAAGGCCGAGACGCTGCAGCGCCGGATCGCCGAGATCGAGGCGGGGGCGAAAGCGTGAGCTTCGTCGGCCGCCTTCTCGGCCGCCGCCAGGCGGCGACGAAGGCGTTCACCTCGGTCTCCGACAATCGGGGCTGGTTCCGGATCTTCGAGAGCTATTCCGGGGCCTGGCAACAGAACGTGGTCGTCGACCGCGACCTCGCGCTCTCGAACCATGCGGTCTATGCCTGCATGACGCTGATCGCCTCCGACATCGCGAAGATGCGGCTGAAGGTGGTCGAGCTGGGAAAGGACCGCGTCTGGACCGAGAATCCAAACGCGCGCGCCGCCGGCGTGCTGCGGAAGCCGAACGCCTACCAGACCCGGATCCAGTTCTTCGAGAGCTGGGTCATGTCGAAGCTCTCCCGCGGCAACACCTATGTCCTGCTCGTGCGCGACGGGCGCGCGGGCGTCCGCGAGATGCATGTCCTCGACCCGTCGCGGGTGCAGACGCTGGTGAGCCCCTCGGGCTCGGTCTTCTACCGTCTCGCGAACGACAATCTCGCCGCGCTGCCGGCGGACGTGACGGTTCCGGCCTCCGAGATCATTCACGACCGGGGCGCCTGCATCTTCCATCCGCTCGTCGGCGTCGCGCCGATCTTCGCCGCCGGCGTCGCGGCGATGCAGGGGCTCCGGATCCAGGAAAACTCGGCCAACTTCTTCGGCAACCGGTCGACGCCGGGCGGCATCCTGACCGCGCCGGGCGCGATCTCGGACGAGACCGCCGCGCGGCTGAAGGAATACTGGGCGGAGAATTTCACCGGCGAGAACGCCGGCAAGGTCGCGGTCGTCGGCGACGGGCTCGAATACAAGCCGATGGCGGTGACGGCGCACGATTCGCAGCTGATCGAGCAGCTCAAATGGACCGCCGAGGTCATCTGCTCGGTCTACCACGTTCCGCCCTACAAGATCGGCGTCGGGGAGATGCCGACCTATGACAACATCCAGTCGCTCAACGTCGAATACTATTCGCAATGCCTGCAGCGGCTGATCGAGGACATCGAGGCCTGCCTCGACGAGGGGCTCGGCCTGCCGACCGGGACCGGGACCGAGTTCGACCTCGACGGGCTTCTCCGGATGGACAGCGTGACGCAGGTCAAGGTGATGGGCGAGCAGGTCAAGGCCGGCCTCCTGGCGCCGAACGAGGGCCGCCGCCGCCTCGACCTCGCGCCGGTCGAGGGCGGCGAGACGCCCTACCTGCAGCAGCAGAATTTCTCGCTCGCGGCGCTCGCCAAGCGTGACGCGCAGGACGATCCCTTCAAGACCTCGGCCCCGGCCGCGGCCCCGGCCGAGCCGCCGGCGCCGCCCGCGCCGGAGCCCGCGAAGGGGATCGACCCGGCTCACGCGGTGCGCCTCTTCGAGCAGCGGCGGAGGGCGGCGTGATGGATCTCCAGGCGGCGTTCGACGCCGGGTTCGAGGCGGTGAAGGCCTATGTCGAGCGCGAGGTCGGGGCGCTCGAGGCGCGGATCCAGCAGGCCGAGGAGCGGACCTCGGCGGCCTTGACCCGCCTCGATGCGCAGGCTGGCGCGCGCGCCGCGGCGGCGGAGCAGGAGGCGGAGCGGCTCGCCCGCGAGGCGCTCGCCGCTGAAGTCGCCGGACAGGCGGAGGATCTCGCCGGCGCGCTCGCGGTCGTCGAGCGCGCCGCGTCCGCGATCACCGCGCTCGAGCGCCGGCTCGAGGATGCCGAGGCCGCGCTTCAGAAGGCCGAGGCGGCGATCGCGGCGATCGAGCCCGAGCCCGGACCGCCGGGCGCCGAGGGGCCCCAGGGCGTCCCGGGCCCGGCCGGGCGCGATGGCGCGGACGGCGTCGGGCTCGCCTCGGCGATGATCGACCGCGACGGCGCGCTTGTCGTCACGATGACGGATGGCGGGGTGAAGACGCTCGGCCCGGTCGTCGGCGCGGATGGCGCGGCCGGGCGCGACGGTCTCGACGGGCTCGGCTTCGACGACATCTCGATCGAGCATGACGGGCTCCGCCAGTTCACGTTCCGGCTGATGCAGGGCGAGCGGGTGAAGGAGTTCGCCTTCACGCTGCCGGTCGTTCTCTACAAGAGCGTTTGGACCGAGGGCCGCGACTACGAGGCCGGCGACGCGGTGACCTGGGCGGGCTCGCTCTGGATCGCCGAGGCGAAGACCGCGGCGAAGCCGGATAGCGGCGAGGGCTGGCGGCTCGCGGTGAAGCGCGGCCGGGACGGGAGGGCCGCATGACCGACCTCGTCGATATCGACGACGTCAAGCGCGGCCTCCGGATCGACGGCTCCGCGATGGATGCGACGCTGCCGCTGCAGATCGCCGCCGCCTCGAAGGCGGTGATCTCCTACCTCAAGGGCCAGGCGCAGGACGTGATCGGGCTCGACGACGAAGGCGAGCTGGTCTCGGGCGCCGTCGTTCCCGAGGACGTGCAGCAGGCGGTGATCTACCTCGTCGGGCATTTCCAGCGCGAGCCGGACGGGGATTCGGAGCGCGACTTCGAGGACGGCGACATGCCGCGCCCGGTCCGCGCGCTTCTGCGCCGCTACCGGGATCCGGCGCTGGCATGAGCCGCCCCGCCTTCCTGCCCGACTGGTCCGGCGAGACGGTCGTGATCGTCGCCTCCGGCCCCTCCGCGGCCTCCGCGCCGGTCTCGCTCGCCCGCGGCCTCGCCCGGGTGATCGCGGTCAACGAAAGCTGGCGGCTCGCCCCTTGGGCCGACGCGCTCTGGGGCTGCGACGTCGACTGGTGGGACCACGCCGGCGGCGCCCCGGAATTCGCGGGGCTGAAGTTCACGGTCGACGCCCGCGCCGCGGAGCATTGGCCGGACCTCCGGCTCGTGCCGGTCCGCCGGCCGCATTACGCCATCGTTCAGGAACCGATCGGGACGGTCGGCTGGGGCGGTAACGGCGGCTTCCAGGCGGTCAACTTCGCGGCCCATGCTGGCGCGCGGCGGATCCTCCTCGTCGGCTTCGACATGTCGATCCGGGGGGGGCTGCACTGGCACGGTCCGCACCCGGGCGCGATGGCGAACCCGCGCGCCGGCAATGTCGGCGTCTGGCGGCGGACCCTCGACGGCGCCGCCGCCGCGCTCGCGGCGATGGGCGTCGAGGTCGTCAACTGCTCGGAGGCCTCGACCCTCCGGGCCTATCCGAAAGCGCCCCTCGAGGCGGCGCTCGGCCGGGCGGCGGCGTGAAGGTTCTCTCGGTGCTGCGCTCCGGCGGCGATTACCGGCCGGAGCATGTGCGGCGGCTCCGCGACCAGGTCGCGGCCTTCCTGCCGGGCGCGGCCTTCCTCTGCCTCTCCGACGCGCCGATCGAGGGCGTCGAGACCGAACCCCTCCGCCACGACTGGCCGGGCTGGTGGGCGAAGATGGAGATCTTCGCGCCCTGGCGGGAGGGTGACGCGCTCTACCTCGACCTCGACAGCTCGATCGTCGGCGACCTGAAGCCGCTGGCGAAGATCGGCGGGCTGACCATCATGCGCGACGTCTACCGCCCGGCGGGGCTGCAGAGCGCGGCGATCTACCTCCCGGCCGAGGAGCGCGCCGAGGTCTGGGATCTCTTCGCCGAGGATCCGCAGCGCTGGATCGGGGTCCATGCGCGGGGCGGCGACCAGGCCTTCCTCGAGCGGCTCTGGCTCCGCCGCGCCCGGCGCTGGCAGGACGAGCTGCCGGGCCATGTCGTCAGCTTCAAGGCGGACGTGCTGCCGAGCGGCAGGATCCCGGCCGGCGCGCGGCTCGTCGTGTTTCACGGCAAGCCGCGCCCCTGGGAGGCGGGTTGGGCGTGAGCGGGCGGGCGCTGATGGAGCGGGCCGAGGCGATCCTCCGCCGGCTCGACGGCGGCGTTAAGATGGCGGCGGAGGTCGGAGTGCTGCGCGGGCAGCTCTCGGAGCAGCTGCTCCTCGCCCGGCCGGATCTGAGACTCCTGATGGTCGACAGCTGGCGGACCGCCGAGGCGCAGCCCGAAGCCTACAAGGCGACGCGGGACGCGCATGCGGTCTGCACCGACCGCCGCCGGATCGCCGCGCACCGCGAGGAGGCCTGGGGCCGGGCGAAGCTGTTTCCGGGACGGGCCGCGATCATGCCGATGGAGTCGGGCGACGCCGCGCGCTTCGTCGCGGACTACACGCTCGACCTCGTCTTCCTCGACGCGGATCACTCCTACGAGGGCGTCCGCCGCGACCTCGACATCTGGTCGGCGACGGTCGCGCCCGGCGGCTGGATCGGCGGGCACGATTACCGCAACCCGGCCCCGGCCTATGACTTCTCCGGGGTCGAGCGGGCGGTCGACGAATGGGCGGCGGCGCGCGGCCTCGAGGTCGAGACCGACCTCAACTTTACCTGGTTCGCGAGGCTCTGATGGGACGGCGACCGAGCGCGGGCCGGTTCGACCGGCGCTGCCGCTTCGACAAGCGCGAGACCGCCTCCGCCGGCGAGGCCGCGGCGGGCGCGGTTCACGGCGCCGGCTGGACCGAGATCGCGACCCGCTGGGGCGACCTCTGGTTCGAGGGCGGGCGCGAGCGGGTCGAGGCGGGCCGGCCGCAGAGCATGGTCGCGGCGACGCTGAAGGTGAACGCCGACGACGAGACCCGCTCGGTCGACGCGGCCTGCCGGGTCGAGATCGACGGCGCGATCTTCGCGATCCGCTCGGTCCTCGAGCGCCCGCGGAGCGGCCTGATCGAGATGAGCCTCGAGCGCGGGGCGGCGGCGTGAGCGGCGTCGACAAGGGCGACGCGGAGCGCCTGAAGCGGATCTTCCGCAACTTCCCGCCGGCGGTCGAGGCGGAGGTCTCGGCGGCGCTCGACAAGGCGGCGGCCGGGATCCGCGATCGCGCCCGCAAGCTGGTTCCCTATGAGACCGGCGAGCTGCACGACGCGATCGAGGTCCGCGACGACCTTGAGGGCTTCACCGGGACCGGCGCGGTCGGCTCCTTCGCCCGCGGCGGCGGCGAACGCGTCGGCGGGCTCCGCCGCTACATCGGCGTCTTCCCGGAGCGGAAGGGCTCGAAGGGCTGGTATGCGGTCTGGGTCGAGTTCGGCACCGCGGCGCGGGTCAAGGGCTCTCGCGTGCAGGCGACGAAGAAGGGCCTGAGCGCCAAGGGCCGTCGGCTCGGCAAGACCCGGGTCTCAGGAAACACCCATAGCGGGACGCGGGCGCAGCCCTTCCTCTTCCCCGCCTATTTCGGGGCGCGGAAGAAGACCGAGGCCGCGGTCGGGCGGGCGATCAACCGCGCGGCCCGGAAGGTGGTGCGGACCCGGCTCGGCCTGCCGCCGGTGAAGCGCCGGTCGAGGAAGCGCCGTGCGTAAGGGCGCGGTCTGGGCGGTGATCGGGTCCGGGCCCTCGCTCGTCCGCGCCGACGTCGAGGCGGCCGAGCGCGCCGGGTGCCGGACGATCGCGGTCAACACCGCCTGCCGGATGGTCGACCGGCCGGATCTTCTCTTCGCCCGCGACTTCGCCTGGTGGGCGGCGCACGAGGCGGAGACGCGCGCCTTCGAGCGCTGGACCGGGTCGAAGCGCGCCGCCTCCCGCTGGGACCTCAACCATGTCGAGACGGCCCCGGGGGCCGGGCTTTCGGCCGGGGGAGAGATCCGCGAGCATGGCAACAGCGGCGCGCAGGCGATCCAGCTTGCGGTCCGCCGCGGCGCGGCGCGCGTCCTCCTTCTGGGTTTCGATCATCGGCCGGCGGCGGACGGCCGCCGGCACTGGCACGGCGATCACCCGGCCGGGCTCAACAATGCGCCGGAGACCGCGATGGCGCTCTGGCGCGCGTCCGCGCCCGCCCTGGCGCTCGATCTCGACCGGCTCGGCGTCGAGGTGATCAACTGCAGCCGGGAGACGGCGCTCGCATGCTGGCCGCGCCTTCCGATCGAGGCCGCGCTCGAGGCGGCGCGGGCGGCCTGAGATGTCCGATTCAACGCTGGCGCTGCAGGAGGCGCTGATCGCGGCGCTCCGTGGCGACGCCGCGATTGCGGCGCTCGTCGGGACGCAGGCATTCGCGTCGCCGATTGGGACCGTCGTCAAGGTATTCGACCCGGCGCCGCAGGAGGTGACCTTTCCCTATGTCTCGCTCGGCAGCGAGATCTGCGAGCCTCTCGACACGGCGACGGCGACCGGATCCGAGACCGCCTGGCAGATCGACGTCTGGTCGCGCAAGCCCGGGGCAGCGGAAGCCCGCGAGATCATGGCGGCGATCCGCGCATGCCTGCACGAGGCCGACCTCACGGTCGCCGGGCACCAGTTCGTCCGCGGGAGCCTGCTTTCCTCGCGGTCGATCCCGGAACCGGACGGGATCGGGACGCACGGCGTCCTCCTTTTCCGGTTCATCACGCAACTCTAAGGAAGGAGGCCGAGATGGCCGCTCAGAAAGGGCCTCTGCTCAAGGTGAAGGTGGGCGACGGGGCAAGCTCCGAGACGTTCACCCTGCTCGCGGGGGTGCGCTCCAAGACCGTGACGGACGGCGTCGACCTGATCGACGCGACGACCGACACGCATGTCACCGCCGAGGGCGCGAACCAGCGCGTCAACATCCCGGGCCTGCTCAACTTCGGGATCGAGGTCGCCGGCATCGCCGAGACCATCGCGATCTCGCAGCAGATCATCGGCGACAGCCGCGCCGGGACGGTCCGAAACTACCAGGTCGAGTGGACCGATGTCGGGATGTGGGCGGGCGCCTTCTTCATCGCGAACCTGCAGATCACCGGCAGCCACGAGGGGCTGATCGAGTTCTCCTGCACGCTCGCGCCGCAGCAGGTGGTGACCTGGACGGACGCCTCCTGATGAGGCCCGTCCTCGCCACCATCGGCGGCGCGGAGATGGCGCTCCGGCTCTCGCTCGGCGATCTCGACGAGGTCGCGCGGGCGGAGCCGGACTTCTCCCGCATCGGACGGGCCTTCGCCGCCGGCGAGATCCGTTGGCCGGTCGTTCGCGCGATCCTCTCCTGCGCGCTCCGCGACGCGCCCGGCGCCCTGAAGCGCTTCGTCGAGGAGCGCGGCGTCATCGAGGCGCACGGCCTCGCCGCCAGGCTCTTCGCCGCGGCGATGACGGACGAGGACGAGGAGGAGGCCGCGCCGGGAAAAGCGCCGGCCGGCGCGGCGACGGAAGCGGCGGCTGGCCCTTCCGGATCGGGCCCTATCTCCGCGCCGGCCGCGTGATGAACCTGCCGCCCTCCGAGGTCCGCGCCATGTCGCTGATGGACTTCTCGCGCCTCGCGCGGGACTTCGCGGCCGAGCAGGAGCGCGCCGCCGCGCCGTCCGGCGCGCTCGACGCCGAGGACCGGGCGCTCCTTCTCGCCGAGATCGCGGAGCGCCGCGCCAATGGCTGAAGATGTCGCCCGCCTCGCGGTCCTGATCGACGCGCAGACCTCGAAGTTCGAGGCGGGCATGAAGCGCGTCGAGCGCCAGCTGGCGCGCACCACGGGCGACGTGAATCGCCGCCTGGCGGCGACCGACAAGAAGGCGTCCGAGTTCGGCAAGTATTTCGCGGCGCGGATCCCGAGCCGGGCGACGCTCGCGGTCGGCGCGGTGACCGCGCTCGGCGCGGCGATCGTCTCGGTCGCCCGCACCGGCGACCGGCTCCGCCAGCTCGAGGGCCGCTTCGAGGCGCTCACCGGTTCGGCCGAGCGCGCCTCCGACCTGATGGCGGGCGCCTTCGACGCGGCGTTCCGCTCGGGCTCGACGGTCGGTTCGATCGGCGGGCTGATCGCGCAGTTCCGCATCGCGACCGAGCAGATCGGCGCGAGCGACGAGGAGGTGGTGCGCTTCGCCGAGAGCCTCACGAAGCTCGGCGCCATCGGCGGGGCGTCGACGACCGAGATCGAGAACGGGCTCCGGCAGCTCTCGCAGGGCCTCGCCGGCGGCGTGCTGCGCGCCGAGGAGTTCAACTCGGTCCTCGAGAGCACGCCGCTCGTCGCGAAGGCGCTGGCGGACGAGCTGGCCGGCGGCTCGCTCGGCGCGCTCCGCGAGATGGTGAACGAGGGCAA